GGACGCCATAACTGCCATTCATGTCGGCGGAACAGTGCGCGTTGTTCACCTATACCGATAGGTAAGGTGGTATTTCGATGCCATCCTGCAACGTAGCAGTACTGCTTTCGCAATCGCTCATATGCAGGTAAAGCTTATGAACCAGCGATGACATGCGAATTTTACGTAAATCCTTCATATCCAGAAATGGATTATCAGGATCTGGTAAATATTCGACAGCCTGTAGCTCAAGTAGCTCCTTATCGGTATAAGGGTCTATTTCAGCTAAGGTCTCAAGTCCTTTAAAAAGCTTGACGAGTAATTCCCGTCGAGCGAGGATTTGGGCCTCTGGTTGTATGGTAGGAAGTTGCCAGTCTCCCCCTGTGAAGTATTGTACATCAAGGTAGCCGGCATTTAAGCTGGCCCAGGATGCTAAGTACGTGCCATAAGGCATCGTACTGTTATAATACTCCATAGCTTGGTCACTTAGGTTTTTAAGTCGAAGAAGCTTGAACGTGAGTCTAAGCTCTTCTTCTTCAAAACCAGCCCACCCTGTGAAGTTTTCATAACCCTCATCTGAGGGCTTGACTACTCCAGTAAGTGGGTTAGTGGCCATGCACCAAACATAGTCTCTAGCTTCCCCTTTAGGGAAGTGAAATTCTATGCACTGGCGGGGTAGCGCCGGGTTTCCGAAACGTTGCTTAAGTTCCCTAATACCTTCTAAACAAAGGTAACGGTTACGTAAGCTAAGTATCTTACCCGGAGTCAGCGGCGTAACGTCTTCACCATTAAGGTAAAGCCGTTTCGCGATCTCAGCAGAGGACTTAAGGGCCCCCTGCTCAGATTTTGTTCCCTTATAAGGATTTACTTCAACGCCTAGGCGCTGAATTACATTCTCATATAGGGATGCTGAACGCTTGTCAGCAATACCGACATCATCGCCGATCAGCCTATACAACCGCTTAGAGCGGCAGTATTCGACCACGGCATGATGAGCTAAACTACAGAGTGGCCATGACGCGTAAGCGCCCATTGGTTGTCCTGCAGCGTATGTGACCTTTTCGCCTGACCACGCAACGGTGAATGTTCTATTCGCAAGAATAGTCCACCACGCTTTTGCAAGAACTTTGTTTTGACAAAGTTCATACAAGAGCTTTTCCTGGATTTCTCTAGGAAAACGATCCGTGAAGGCTGAAAGATCAAAGGTTTCGATAAAGGCCTTAACCTTTGTCAATTCCTTAACGTAGTTTCCTACGTTCATATGTGACATAGTTCCGTCGGTTTCTAATGAACTTAATAGGTCCATTAGACCCCTGTGAAGGGGAAACAAGGCCCGTTGTGAGTAGTAATCTACTACAGCAATGGTTCTCGTTTTACCGGCTTTCTCAGGAAACTGAGTAAGTCTTGAGTGAATGAACTCTCCATCTCTTTGATGGAAGTCTTCCTCAATTGGGAACTCGTCATTTAACTCAACACTCACTGTACGAATTGCTTCGTATAGTGTGGTGTCGTTTCGTATTGCTGTGAGATCCGCATCACTGGAAGCTAAGGCAGGGCCGTTAGGTCCTTTCTTAACTGTAAAGTGATACTTCATTTCTGGAAAAGATAAAGTCTTGTTTAGGGACTTTACCCAACCAGGGATAAAGTTAAGGATGTCTGCTAGCAACTCTTCATCACGTATTGGCGGAGTGATTACCGTCGATATGTCATGACTAGGAGCTAATCGGAAAGCTTCTACAGAACGGAATATGGATAAAACCATAACTCGTACTGAGATGTTTTCCGACCGTAAATAAGGTTTAAAAGCCTTAAGTACGGTAGGGTAGCCATCCTTATCGGATTTGACAAATTCCAAAGGTTCTATAGGTTGATGTATGGCGTAACGTTCGCTCATTGAGCGGATTTTACTCATACGTTTTACCATGAACTCACGTCCATGGTGCTTTTCGTACTTAGTACAAAGAGCTCTATAGTCCCTTGCAAGCTTGGTAACATCGATTTTGCACACCGCTTTAGCCAACATGATTAGGCTAGAATGGTATGTTTCTAACATGTTATCCTCCAATTAAGTAATTAGTGAACTAACTGTCTCTCGCCCCTTTCGGGGTTGATCTGTTAGGGGGTTACGAGTAGCAGGACGGTTACCAGGCGCCCTAGCTATGCCTAGCTCCGAAAGGAGCGGGC